GACATTCAATCCAAGCAGTGAAACACTTGCAGTGACAAACATCACAGGTACATCTAGCCAAGCAAAGTATGCGGACTTGGCTGAAAAATATACTTCTGATCAACAGTATGAACCTGGCACTGTTGTATGCCTTGGTGGGACACACGAAGTCACACAAACCACAAGACCAAACAATACTGCTATTGCTGGTATAGTATCAACCGACCCTGCATATCTAATGAATAGTGATTTAGAAAATGCTATAGATGTTGCAATGATTGGTCGTGTGCCATGTAAGGTAGTTGGATCTATACGCAAAGGTGATATATTGGTAAGCAGTGGCACACCAGGACATGCAGAAGCACACAGAGATCTACACGGACCTCAAGCTGGTAGTGCCATTGGTAAAGCAATAGAAGCAAAAGATGATGAAGGTCCAGGAATTATAGAAGTTCTTGTTGGAAGAATGTAATGCCAACAAGGTATCGTACCGAATATGATGGCGAATTTGTTTTAATCAATAACACAATTCGAGGTGGCAAAAAACATCAAGAACGTGAATGGATTGACAATCCTATTACCAACCAACATATATCTGGTAGAGCCGCTATTATTGGAAATGGTAACAGTCGATACCACAATCGAACGACTGGCTTTAATTTAAAAAATAATATAGAAGAACATGCAGGATGGCATCTTGGACGTAAACGATTACAAAGTTATGGTTCTGAAGGTTGCTGGAAAGAAATGCAATGTGATTTTTATGTTGAATTTGATCCAGAAAAATTACAGGAAATAAAGAATGCAAACTATCAAGAAACTGTTAGTGTGTATACCAATGCACGTAATTGTATCAATGATCCTGGTGAGTACTATTTGGTTCCATATCAAATGCGTGGGAAAAGTATAGTTATTGCAACTTGGATGGCCTGCTTTGACGGACACTCTGAAATATTCTTACTAGGTGCTGACGGATTGAATGCACAAGACGAACCTGATGAAAAATACATTAAACAAATGAATGGAGTTTTTGTAGATTATCCAACTGTCAAATTCTATTATGTATCGGATGGTGCTAAGGCACACGATCTTTGGCGTAATGCAATAAATTTTCAACAACTAAGTTATGCTGAATTCATTTCATATTGTGATATTTGAAACTGTTTGATTGTATCAATTTTTCCTAAAATTTCTTCAAAATTGATAGTGGTCCAGAGTCCTGGATGCAAAGGCTTTGGCCATACACCGCTTTTAATCCAGCTGTATCCATGATGCTCTGAATTTAATATAGGTGTAAATTCATTGTCAATCAAGCAAAAGAAAGTATGGTAACTGAAATGATTATCCGCACTGGTAAACTTTTCAATTGGAACAAGTTTAACAATCTCAGGCCATATTCCTATTTCTTCTAAGCATTCGCGTTGTATAGCATCTGTAAGATTTTCCCCTGCGTCAACTTTACCACCTGGTAATCCCCAACATCCTGGATTTTTATTATCGTTACGAAGCAGATACAAATATCTATTTGTTTTGATACTGTAAAACCATACACCAACTGCGTTTATCACAGCACTAGACTCCATTCACCTTCAGGATATAACCCTTCATAGCTCTTTAGCCATTCGTTGTTGGCCCATCTATACTGTACACTGGTAGTTAGGTTACTTACATATTGTACGTTGCTTTCGTTACTAGAGTCGAATGCTATATTCCAACGTACACCATCGTATTGAACGATATCGTTTGTGTTTGCTACAAGTATTGAACCGTCTGTGCCTCTCCATGCTTCAGCATCACCTGGATCAGTGGCACTACCACTGCCGGTATCATTAATTAGCAAGTATCGTTGTCCGGTGGCGGCCGCGGGTAACCCGTTTATCGTACCTGGCCCTTTTGCTTGTGGATCAACTATTGCATTTACTGCGTCTAATGTATTTTGTGGTATGGTATCAACATCTACAGTGAATAGTAAAAATCTATCGTCTGTTGGATCAAAGGCAACGGTGCCAACAATAATACTATCATCGTATGGATTATCAAGTCTTACTTGACTAATACCGTTGCGTAACTTTCCGTATAGATCGACTACCGTATGCCATAATAAGTTACTTGGTGGAGCAGTTGGCACCTTTACTCCTGTGTTGTTTGTCACTACTGCTGATGGTTCAAGAACCTGTAACTTGTTTCCTATTAATAATGTTTGATAGTTGAATGGCGTAAATTTTTGTCTTGTACCCATCAGTAGGTCACTATCAAATATGGCTTCAGCCATGTCGCCGTTACCATCAAATACACTTGCTACAATCTTTTCGACTACTCCTAGTTTTTTAACTTTTGCAGGTGGCGAAATGTATATCGGCATTACAAAACGTAGGGTAGCAATGTCAATTGGATCATCTGTGCCTTGTGGAATAGCACGTGAACTCCATGTGACCTGTTCCAAATACATAACACTTAAACTAGTCCAGTCGATGAAGTTTTCTGTGCTTTGTATTTCTAAACTTGGATTAAACAATGTTAATAGTTGTTCAAGTAATTGTAATTTTTGATTTGTGTTTGATGTCCATATATCTAGATTAACTTCAAGATCAAAAGGCACAGGCATAAGTTTTTCTATAGTAAATGCATTGCCTTGTGTGGTTTCATATTCCTGATTTTGTGTATCCCAATATCTTTGACGTACATTTTGTTTCTGCACAAAGTAAGGCTCTTGTATTCGGTCTCGTGCATAATTTAAGTTAGTTACATGAAATGTCATCAACGGCGTACTTGGCAAACTATTTGCACTGTTTTGTTGAATGATTGTTTGAGCCTGACGTGTAGCATCTCCATAACGCACAGGCACTCGATACAATGCTTTTTGCGTATTGTCTTCGGTCCGTCCATATTCTACTTGGAAGTTAGAAAACACTCTTGTGAATTGCAGTAAAAATCTGCGGATCTGTTCATCATAAAAAAATTGTTGCATTAGGATTTGCTCCTAAATTTTCCAAAATACTTAAAAATAGGAATGAAAATTAAACCAATTATACAACCTAGTGCAGTGCCAGTTGCAAGATCCCAACTTGCAGTACTGGCTCCACCTAAGAAATCACTTAGTGCATTACCTAATCCTGCACCTACAACTGTACCAATGCCTTTTTGAAATGCTGGAGGAAGATACTTCTCAACACTAAGGCCAGTCATTGCACCAAGTATCATTATAGCATTATCTACTATTCCAAATATAATAAATTCTAACATTAGTTGTCTGCCTGAGGTTTAAGTATCTTGCTTAACGGTTGACGTTCAGGTATGTTACCACGATCTTCTGTTGCGGTTTCGTTAGTGTTGTTTACAAAACTACTGCGTTGTGTTTGTGATTTTACATTTCCGTAGTTTGCAACTGCTTTTTCTTTATCACCTGGTGTCAAATTTGTTCTCACATCGTCTTCATACTTAACCCATCTTGACCCACTATAGCGAAAAAGTCTGTTTGGATAGTAATCAAGTCTAAGTGCAAAGTCACCTTCTTGTGCATTTGGTGGAAAACTAGTGCCCGGAGTAACGGGTAACCCGTTTGGTGCAATTCCATCTCCAGTAAGATATCCTAGTGTGTAACCATTAGCCCTTGGACTTTCAGGTTGTCCATCAACATCTACATTTGTGGTATCAACTGTGATTCCTGTATTGTCAACTGTGTAACTGTTAGGATCTGCTGGAGTACCATCTTCGTTAGTAGGTACAATATAAAATTTGACTGTGTCGTAACCGCTATATGGCACTTCATACTCTGCTTGTGCAAGAATAGCATCGTTTATTTCTCTGTCTTTTACCATTGTAGCAAAAGTTTCTTGCTCAGTGAGTGGAGTAAACTCTTCCCACTTTGACGTATCGGTTATTTCTATACCGGGATCAACATCGTCAATTGCTTTGTAGTAGGTGTCACCTGCTAATACAATACTGCCTCTTGGATAGTAGTTTCCATTATCCCAAATATTATCCTGTTCAAATGGCTTTTTAAGTATGTCATAGTATTCTTGAGCACTTACTAATGGTGTTGCTTTGACACGCCATAGATGTGGCAACCAAGTTTGTGAAAAGCCTTCGCTGGCAAAAGCGGCATCTTGTATTACATAATACTTAGGAATGGCTTTTGCGATTCCGCTGTCTAATGGATGATAATCTTTAAGATTTGGTAGTTCTAACACATCACCACTCATCAGTTTACGACCAATAGTGTCAATCATAAAGTTATAGTGAAATGTTATGAATAGTGTATCGTTGTTTAGAAACAATCCAAATTGACTTAGATCAAAGTCAATGTCTTGTGCATTGTATACGCCTCGCATTTGGTATACATCGTCATCGTATTTTCTGTCTCTGTTTTCAAGTAAGAACAAATCTTCAATAAACAGTGGTGATTCACTACTATATGCAGGTTGTGTGGCATCTTGTGTGCCTCCACTTACACTTGAACTGTCGTCACCATGTGGTTGCGGACCAAGATACTTGTGGACGAACATGTCAACTCCGCCAACCTGATACATTTCCATAACAGTGCGGTCAATAAATTTGTAATCGTTTTGTCGATTTGGGCGGTATAAACTTAATCTAGGCATACAGTAATCCTTCTTACTGTATTTATGGCCTTAGATAGGCACCTTAACCGGATCGTTACCTGTAATAGTAGTCAGCTTCTTACAAATGCCACTTACATCTTCAAGTGTTAACCACCCTTTAACAGTATCTCCAGGATTAGTGATACCAGGAAGTTCTATTCCGTGCCCACTTTCATCACTTATCATGATTTCAAATAAGCCTTCTGGGCCACCATAACTGCCTTCGTGTTGTATGATACTCAACTCATACTGTTTGTAATCAAGTACCAGTTGTATGCCTTTGTGATATTTGCTAACATCAAAAGACAAACCTAACAGTGTTTGATTCATTTTAGTGCATCCTTTGTAGTACCACCGCCTTGGAATGCACCTTGTTGCGATTTCAACTGTTCTAATTTAGTAATCATCTTCATCATGTTTGCAATCATTCTGTCGCTTGAACTTTGTTGTTCTAAGCCTGCTGGAATGCACACTGCATCTATATCAACACTTTTAAGTGCATCTACCGCAGTAAGACAAGTTGCCTTATCAGCATAAGTCATTGGATTAGCCAACATCATTGTTATTAACATAAACTTCATGAGTACCTCCGTTAAGTTCACTGTTTAATCTACGTAAAAGATACATGGCATTTTGTCGCCAGTAATCCTTACCCCAAGTTCCTTCTGCAAAACCGTCGGCGGCATGCCAACAGTTGTCTATACGTCTTTCGTAAAGTTGGAATATCTGACTATCCATATTTTTGTGTCTCCATTTGATCCCTCCAACAATCAACTATTTTATAGTCGTATGTTTTAGAAGTAATTTTAATATTCTTTGGCAGAGATACTTCCATCATCCATTTTAAATCATACTCTGCACACTGCACACTATCATGTTTGTCGCTTTCAAATGTTTCTTGTTTGAAGTTATCATTTGCATCATAATAGCCCATGTTCATTACAATTTGTACTTTCTTTTTCATTATGCAACTCCTGCGGCTAGTTTATCATCAAGCTCAACACCGTCTTGCCATAAAATCCATGCATCATCATCGTTTGCGAAACCATATTCACTAGCAAAGTCCATTGAACTACTGTGTGTTACTCTATCTGCTAATCCTATAGTCTTGATTATATAATTAACCATTTTAGGTGTTTTTGCAAACCCAACACAATTACCAACTTCACCAGCAAAAAACTTAATACCTGCTTCATCTGCGGCAATAAATCTAATTTTCTGTGTCATCTAGCTCTCCTTTTTTCTAACTATACATATATAATAACACATTCTAAGTACTTGTCAACCTTTTTATTGTAAAAGAATAAAATAATTGTGGTTGACACTAACTATAAACATGCTATACTCTATAAACAGTTAGAGATACAGGAGCAATTATGGCAAAAGGCAAAAGTTTAATCAAATCTGGAACACGTAAAAAGAAGCCAGTGGTACGTAAACAACGTAGCAAAGCACAAGATCCAAGTTGGACCACTGCACTTGATATGAGCGGACAAGCATACCATAGATATAAAATGATAAGTGTAGACTGGTACTATCAAGAACGTAAACCTGTTGAACTGTTTCCTGATCTATTAGCCTGGATGAAAGAACACGACTATAGCAAAGAAGATATTGCAAGTGTAAAACGGTATGGACACAGTGGTATGGTATATGCGAGTATCTATGCAAGATGCTTACGTCAAGGTATGCCGGATATACATCCTGATCATAATGCTTATTGGCAAACATTGCCAGGAACAATTGGTGACGTAAAGCCTACAAGCGAGTATGTAAAGCGACAAATTACTCATGCTATTAACCAAGCACCACCATTGCCAAAATTAGTTGTTGATAATACAAAGCCAAAGGTTGAACGCAAAACCATACAAGAAAACATGCGTGAAAAAACTATGGACATTGAAGGTGCAGTACATGAGTTAGTTGATGAATTTGTAAACAACGACTACAAAGACCCAGACAAATATAGTCTTATGAAACTGCTACAAAAGGAAGGTTGTCCGCCACAGACAATCGACATCATAGCAATACCATTGCGAGCACAACTTAACGAAGTCAATGAACTTATGAATCCTCCTAGTAAAAAACAACTAGCAAAAATGTCTGAACAAGAACAAGACATGGTTGCACAGTTAGAAGAAGGATACTCACACATGGGCAAGTTACAGATACGTAGTTTGCAAAAGTTTTTAGAACGTGCAGTGGCAGATTGTGCAAGTTATGTACAAGTTAAAAAAGCAGATAGAGCACCACGTCCAACTAAACAAAAAACACCAGCACAATTAGTACGTAAGTTTAAGTATCTAAGAAAATTTGACGAACTAGAACTTACAAGTCTATCTCCAGAGAAAATGGTGCATGGTACAGAAGCCTGGTTATACAATACAAAAACACGTAAACTGATCTATGTTGTTGCAGACGAAACAATCAAAACCTACAGTATCAAAAGCAACAGTGTTATTGGATTTGATCCAAACAAAAGTGTACAAAAGACACTGCGTAAACCAGCAGAGCAACTGAAAGAACTTATGAAAGGCGGAAAACCTAATAACAGAAAACAGTTTGCCAGTATCAAAGCCACTGAGATCAAATACAATGGTAGAGGCAACGAACACGTTGTAATACTCAAGGCCTGGTAATTTGCATAAATACTGTCACAGGATGGTATTATGGCAGAACAACAACAAACACTAGATCAAACACTAGAAACTAAGAAGCAAGAAGCATTTGACTATGTGAAGTTACAGTTAGGCGAAGGCATAATTGATACGGAACTTGATGCTAGTCACTATGAGAGTATCTATCAAAGAACAATAGGTACGTACAGACAACGTGCTGAGAATGCTTTCGAAGAGAGCTACAACTTCTTGACACTGTCTGAAGACACAAACATTTATACTTTACCACAAGAAATACAAACTGTGCGACAAATTTTTAGACGCACAATTGGTTTCAGTAACGGTGGCGAAGGTAGTGCATTTGAACCTTTTAGTGCGGCGGCCTTGAACACGTATTTGCTAAATGGAAACCAAATGGGTGGACTGGCAACCTATGATTTTTATTCACAGTATGTTGAACTTACTGCTAGAATGTTTGGTGGATTTATAAACTATAGTTTCAACAATGCTACTAAGCAACTTACTCTCATGCGAGATATCAAAGCCACAGGTGAAGTAGTGTTACTTTGGTGTTACAACCTACGTCCTGAAGTACAATTGCTCAGTGATTTTTCTACTCAACAATGGATTAGAGACTACATGGTTGGTAATGCAAAATTAGTAATTGGTGAGGCAAGAGAAAAATTTGCTACTATAGCAGGTCCACAAGGTGGTACTGCACTTAACGGTGCACAAATGAAAGCAGAAGGTACTGCCATCATGGATGCAAAAATAGAAGAACTTAAAAATTACGTAGATGGATCACAACCATTGACTTGGGTAATTGGCTAATGCGAGTCGAAGAGTTTGTTACTAAGCCTGAGATTGTCAACGAGCACGAAATGGTGTTCTCAAGAAAAGGCAACAAGCTCAAAACCAAATGGCGATGCACAAGTGGTAATAGACGTGGACGTGTTGTAAGCAATGCCAAAGACTGCGATGGTCCAATAGATCAAAAGAAGCGAGCACAAATGAAAGTGACTCGCAAAACCAAAAGCAAACAGGCCGCACGTAAAGCCAAGAAAACAAAACGTGTAAATCCAGCAAGTAAACTTCTAGGTATGCTTAACAAGATCCGTAAAAATACTGTCACGTCAGGCGGAAAAGTTAAACGTGCATACAAGCCACCAAAGACAAGCCTAAAAGGCACAGTCGGCACAAAGAAAACAGTAAAGCCAAGAAAATAGGTTGACATAGTTTCGTTTACTGCTATAATGATACTATGGATATTATGATAGATATAGAAACTGTAGGTACAGGTCCAAATGCTTGTATTCTTACAATCGCGGCACAAACTTTTGACCCTTTCAGTGTTGGCTATCATAAACAAGATTACTATGCAAGAGTTGATGTTGACAGTCAGCCAGATAGAGAAGTTGATGATGCAACAGTACAATGGTGGGCAACACAACCACAACAAGCACAAGATGAAGCCTTTAACGAAGAAGGCAGAATACCTTTACGTCAAGCATTAGAAGAACTTAGTAAGATATGTTTTCATTGCAACTTAACTTGGGCCAACGGAACAACTTTTGATATGGTTATACTAGAAAATGCAATGAAACAATTAGGATTGCCTATACCTTGGCAATTTTGGAATGTGAGAGATGCACGTACAGTATAT